GGCGAACCTCTGGAAATCTGGAATGGCGGCACAGGCTTCATGATGATTAAGAAGGAAGTCATGACGAAGATGAAGGAGTATCTTCCTGCCTACGTCAATGATGTGAAGGTGCTGTCAGGTCAACCTGTAGACAACATCACTGAGTACTTCGCTTGCGCTATAGAGCCAGGGATAAACCGCCTACTCAGCGAAGACTACTACTTCTGCTGGAAAGCCAGAGCTTGCGGTATCAAGATATACGCAGCCCCGTGGGTCAACCTGGGGCATTTCGGGTCGTACCTTTTTGAAGGTGGCCTGATGCCTAACGCTTCTTAGCAGTACGTGCAGACTTGCGGAAAGCCTCGGCAGTGGGATAGCCCCGCTGTCCAGGCTTCTTCGCAGGCAGACCTGCTTTCCTGCGCTTGTTGATGTTGTAGTACAGGCCGCGCTTAGCTTTAGGTGTCTTCATCTGCATCCCCAACGTTTACGCGCAGCCTTGCCACGCTCACCTGTCCACGACTTGCTGCGAGCGCAGAAAGCCTTCTGACGAGGGCCAGACTTGGTAGGAGCTTTGAGCTTGCTACCAGTAGCCTTGTTGTACTTGGCCCTACCCTTAGCAGTCAGACCACCGCCAGCTTTGACAGAGAGCTTCTCACCCCTGCCTACAGAAAGACTTGGACCCTTTTTCCTAGGCATGGCACATCCCTTTACATTCGGCTTCTACATCATCTAGCCTACGCATCCAACCCTTGCCAAATGTGGCAAAGGTATCCAGGCTGCGGTAGTGCTGCTCTCTGTAGTGGCAGAACTCAGCAATGATGCTCACGGGTTCTTTCTTCCAGATGGCTAGCAGGGTAACAGGGCCGATTTTGCCGTCCTGAGCTACTCCAACAACCCGCTGTAGAAATTGACTAGCCCTGCCAGGACCAGCGTTAACGGCACAATCAAACACGCAAAGGTCAACACCACCAGGAAGGTCGTCGCCGCGAACAGCATCCCAATACCTTTTCTTGTAAAGAGGAGCAACCAGATCAGGGGTGAGAGAGCGCATCTCAGACTCAGTCGCAGGCTTGCCTGTCCATTCTTCCCATACACGCTTAGTTACCCCCAGGTTGGTCATGCCGCCTGGATCAGACGGATGGTTGACGTATCCACCCTCGTACTTGAGTACGTGAGCTAGAGCTTCTTCCCAATTTTCTTTCATTTTTTCGCCATCATTTCTGTCTTTGCTTGCGAGCCAGCAGACGAGCCAAAGTAGTAGGCAATGATGCCTGTCCATGCCGTTCCTAGCGAGCCTAGCATCATCAGGATAGCCGGGTTGTTGCTGTCGATCTGGTTAAAAAACATCATCACCATGATGCCAAAAAAGCCAACAGTAACAGCAGCAGCCAAGATAGGAGGCATCATCGAGCGGGTGGTAGCCTGCATCTCACGGGCAGACTTGCGGTCATCGACAGCCAGCTTTTCAAAGTTCAGACCGAGTTCCTGAGCCTGCCTCTGCAACTCAATCTCGGCAATCTTGATCTGGGCTACTTGGTCAGCAGTGAGCTTGTTGTTGGAGATAAGGTCGCCAACCTTGTCCTCATCTACGCCTATAGCTTTGGAGATGGCAGACACAGCCATGCCAGCAAGAGGCCCGCCCAGGGCAGAGGCAACTGTAGGAGCTATCTGTTTTAGCCACTCCATGATTACCTCGCTGTCGTTACTGTGTTGTCACCCTTAGTGACCTTGACTATCTTGTCTTCGACAATAACCTGCATAGGTTGCTCTGACCTGTCTAGCTTGTCGAGCTTTTCTATCAGAGACTTGATAACTTCAAACTCAGGTTTTTCCTGCTTGGCAGAAGCCCCTGCAATGCCGTTGAGCATGGCAATCAGGGCAGTCAGGGCTGCGCTGACAAGACCGATAACGGCAGCAATCTTGGACTCTTCCAGCATCAGACTAGCGCCCACACCGACGATGACAATAGCTGTGATGTAAGCAAGACCGTGCTTACCTATAGCCTTGCCAGCAACTTCCTTGGCAGTGCTATTTGCTTCCAGGCGGTTGAGTTCTGCTTGCGCCTGTGCCTTCAACAGCTTGATGTCATCCATATCAACCCATACCCTCTCCGGGGGTTACGTACAACTCTGGCGAGTCATTTTCAGAGATGACCGAGATGTACGCAGGAGTAGATGCGTTGCACTGTGGGCCGGTAAACACGAACATATGCCCAGGTGGGATGGGGATGGTGTAGGCTGCGTTAGCGCCTGCTCCTGTCGGCAGAACAGCGTTGGTCGAGGTGGCAGCAATCGTGATGTAGACAGGATGACCAGTGCCGTTTGTCTTTTCGTGAGAAACAACTAGGTACTGATTAGACGGACTGTCTGCATACAGCGTGACGGTGTTTGCAGTGGCCCCGGCAATGACCTTGATGGTCTTGCCCATAGGCTGAAAGGCAATGTTATTAGCCATCAGTACACCTTCTTGCCACCACCAGAGGTAGGACTCATCTTGCGGGAGAAGTAGTCGTTAGGCTGGTCAATCTTAAAGTTCCAAGTTGACTGATAGCCTGGAGGCAGCTTGCCCGACTGATACTCACCGGGCGAGGACAGACGGTTCTGGATCAGACCAGTACCGATTTCAGGGCTGCACTTAACTGTCTTGACCTTTGGTATGAACTTCATTTCTACTCTCCTTGGCGCGTACTACAAGATACGCAAAAATCACAAAAATTGCTAGTGTAGAAACACGCTCCCACACCGGCCCCCACATCACCCAGCAAGCTAGACCACCGCTGCTGAGCAGGGCGAGGATGGTGATGAGTCGGTCCGAAATGACTTCCAGACCAAGCCTGACAAACTTCAAGATTTGTGCGTCCATGATTCAACCCTCTATGTTGTGATAGCGGGATAATCATATCATCACATATCTTTCTCGTCATCTTCGTCTGTCAGGAAGCCAGACCCCCACTCGTCATCAGAAATCTTCGCCTTCAACTGCTCTAGCTTGAGCGCCCTGTCCACCACCTTCATCTTCTCTGTGATGCTGGCGGTATCGTCAATCATGACAGCCGACAGAAGCTGGTTGATGTGCTTCTCAAGCTCAGGATTGATGCCTATCTTTTTCTTGCTCATCGCTTAGCCTTGCGCTTGGCCTTGCGAGCCACGTTCAGGGCGATAGCAACAGCTTGCTTCTGGGGACGACCACGCCTCATCTCACGAGAGATGTTCTTGCTGACCGTCTCTTTAGAAAACCCTCTTTTTAGCGGCATGATTACCTCTTGCTAGAACGCTTGTCCTTGCGAGCCGTATTGCGCTGACGTTGCAGGGCGCGCTGAGCGTCCTTGCTGCCACGCAACTCATTCTCACCACCCTTGCGGGTGTCTTTTTCTTCCAGACTTTCTTTCATGGTCTACTCCTGTGGTTGATTACTTCTTGTGGCCTCTGCTGTGCCAACAGCGGTTGGAACACTAACACTGGGCGGTATGGGTCTTGTTGACAACAAACCCTTTTGAATGTCCCTGGCGGTTGCGCCACGAGTTCCAAGCATAGCCGCACCAATGTCAGCCCCGGTTCCCAGCGCTTTACCAACAACAGTTTCACTTGCGCTGGCTTTTCCAGCCGGTTCCCACAAAGCCCGAATCTTTAGGGTTCTACCCAGCTCTCCAAGCTCGTCAATGTCCTTGGCCGATCTACGCAACACATCCTTTTTGCCTCGCAACATATCTCCTAGTCGCTCAAGACTGATGTTGCCCTGCTCAATCCCTCCTGTCCGATACAAGTCTTCAAGGATGACTGTATTACGGTACTTAGGATTCAAGTCAGCAAGAGCAGTCTTAAAAGCAGGGTTGTTCTGGGCTACAGCGTCATCTATGAGCCTGACAAACTCATACATCTCGTGAGCAGTTCCCCTGTTAGATGCGCTTCTGGCCCTACTGGTGACGGCATTCCTGAGACGCTGTAAGTCATCTCCAAGAATAGATGGGCCACCTGCTTTTATCTTGTTGATGATGGTGTCAGCAGCCTGTTTAACGGTTGAGACGCCAGCAACACCAAGCTGTTGTTCATAGTCCAGCAAGTTCTGCAAAGATTGTTGAACGCTTGGATCAACAGTAAAGGTTTTACCTTTGTACAGCTTGTCGTATTGGGCGCCCAAATCATCAAGCCTAGACTTAAT